TAATCCCATTGCTTTTAGTTTGCCGCCTTCTGGTTGATAACCTTCTATGTCTAAACAAAGTATAGCATACCTTTTCTTAGTTAAAAATAATCCTGCTTTACCAACAACTTCTCGACCAGCAATCATAACAGCACCTTTATCTAAAGGAATGTTAAATGTATCTTTAAGCATTTGAGGGAACGTGTCACTTACTGTATCTGAAACATGATCATACAATTTAATTGCACTATCCATATCTAATTCTTCGCCTTCTGGCAAGGCCGGTACTGCTGTAAAGTATACAGAGTCAGTATCACCATATACTATAGTGTCGCCTTCATAATCATATATACCTGTAAACATACGATTTGTTTCTGCGGCCATATGTTGTGTAATACTTCTTCCAGTTAATGTTGTACTTTGTCCTATACGTTTGTCATAAAATCTACAACCTGGATTTAGTAAAGCACCATATAAACTATTCAACTGAATCTTCTTAACCAACTGACGTTTATCCCAAAATGCTTGTTCCTCATTAGACGTTGCGGCTTTCTTCTTAGCCTGCATTTCTTGTCTTTCTTTATACCAACGTTCTAGTAGTCCGGGTACTATGCCTTGGAAATCTGTTTTAAATATAGTACCGTTAGCACTAATACACCAGGGTTGTCCACTATTATAAATTAAGTTATACACATCTGCACCAGTCACATCATGTGTTGAACCATCTTCCATATCCAGTTTCATTACATGATCTACATCTTTATTCTTAACAAATTCAAATTCATTAGTACCAAACTTACCATGCCATGCATCAGCAAAAGAACTTTTCTCTAATTTAATTTTGTTAGTAATTTCCTCTATAGTGTAATCATCTCTAAGTTGACCAACGATAGTTTCTCCTCCCATATTCAAGGCACGGATAACACTTGGATATAAACTATTCAAGTCCATACTACCTACCCATTTATGGAAGCCTTTTTTAGGTGTTGCCACAAAGGCACCAGCCGCAGTATCTTTTTCTGCCGCCTTGTTCCTATCAGGAACTACCATATCACGTCTGTGTGCTTCATTTATAATTGCAGACTCTGTAGTTGCTACAGCACCCATTGTAGTAGGAAGTAATACAGTATTTTCATGTGCAATAATATTTGCTAAGTCTATAAATTGTAACTTCTTATCCATTTTGTCTAACAACATAACATCTTGTATATTATATTCTAAAAACTTTAGGAAGTCATGATTGTAAAGTCTATCTAAACTTCCTTCATATGCTACTTTCTTTTCACCTACTTCCATTTCACCAATGTAGTCTAGTCTATAACTATGTCTTTCTTCATAGTTGTATTTTCTATAAAGCTCTAGATAGTCTAAATGTATTCTACCAACTAAATCAAAACTACTTGTAATTTTACCAAACTTCTCATATTGTCTTTCTTTAGGAAGTTTTTTAAGTAAACACATACGTCTAGTTTCTGATTTACCTAAAGTTTTAGTAATTCTTCTTACTGTATAAGGAATATCATATCCCTCACTATTCCAACCACTTAAAACATCTGCATCTTCAATTACATCTAAAAATGCATCTAGCATTTCTTTTTCAGTTTTAAATAACATAACTTCTGGCAATGGCTTCGCTATCTCAATCGCTTGTTCCCAAGTTAATGTTTTAGGGGGAACTGCCAAACACACCATTGCATCCATCCATTGTAAGTAAACACCAATAGCAGTGATAGGAGTAAAAGGATCTTCTGGACTACTGAATCCACGTTGCGGATCAAAGTCTACCTCAATATCAAAGAATGCTGTTTGTAATTTAGGAGCATCAACATTAAGATAATGTTGTGCTAATGTTTTGTTTATAGGACGAATGTCACTTTCAAATAGACCGTTATGCTTGTTTATACCTACATTCTTTTTAAAGTCTTTTATGTTTTGGCATTTGACTTCCGTTACAGGATGACCAAATATGCTTTTAAACTTTCCTTGCGGGTCACCATAATAAAAATTATGTTCAGGCTTTAGTTCTTTAATAATACGTTCACCATCCACACGTTCTACAACTGTGACAATGTCTTTGCCTTGTTCATAAAATGCGTCAATGTAACTCATAGATGTGGTATCCTCATAATGCTATTATACAGCATTTTTGGTTTATTGTCAATAGTTTAAAGTGTTTTACCGACTGATTCTAAAATAGTTTCTAGTTCGTCAAACTTATCAAATTCGTCTGTAAATGATGCCTTATGTGCGACTTTTACTGCCTTCATTAATACTGCTGGTTTTAGATCCATTTCTTCTGCTATTGCTTTAACAGTTTCTCTTAATCCAGTATTAAGTGCGTCTACTTCGTGAAGAACTTGATCGCCTTCAGTAATAAGTTTTTTAAGTCTTGTGATTTCTTCTTGGTTGAATGTTTTATTAAATGCCATATAATGTACCCTGTATGTGTCTGTATCTATATTTATTAAGTTAGACTATATTATAACAGAAATATAGGCTATGTCAATCTTTTATAAATGTATTTACTTTTATGTCTAGTTGGGGGCTATTTGGTGTGTAACCATTAGGTACATTTACGTTTACAACATACACTCCTTTAGTTCCTGTATAAGGTTCCATAGAGATTTCGTTGAGTATTTGGTTATCAGTAATTTGATTACCGGAAGGGTCATAGGCTACAAATTGATCACCAGTAAAGTGAACTTCTACTAGCATTAAACTTCTAAACTTGCTTCAAAAGAAAAATCTAGTTCTTCAAATTCTAATGCTAACTCTTTGGATATCTCATCTCCTTCCTCTTCGTCTATTTGAGATTCTAGTATGATTTCGTATATCCACATATCACCGTCGTTGTCTTCGCTAGTGTAGGCCATAACCTCTACACCCACTCTAACCTTTTCCTCGTCATATGCTGTTAGCACTTTAGTTGGTACAACACTTTGCACGATATCAAAGAAAACTATAACGTCCTGATCAGGAAGTTCTTCTCTCGTTAATATTCTTACAAAGTGTTTTATAAACATTAAAATATCCAAATAAGAATAGCCATTGTAATCATGCCTTTGCTCCAACTGAGCCAAGCGACTTGATACATAGACAAATCATACTTTTCAATAAAGTCTAACGTTGTGTCTTTATGCCATTCTATAAAATTTTTCATTACTGTTACTTACCTTTACTAAATGCCTGTGCGCCAAAGAATGCGGCTACAATACCTGCTACGGCTACAAAGTATGTTGGTGCCATATCTCCAAGTGTTGCCTGTGCTTCGCTTAGTCCTGCCAAACTGGCACTGACTACTGCAAAAGGATATAGTAACATTCCAAACAATGAGAACCATGCCATCTTACGTTGTGCATCTCTCATTGCATCTGCATCTTCTAGTTCTTTTCTTTTGAACTCTAAATGCATATCCATTTCACCTTGAGAGATATGTCCATCTCCGTTAGTGTCTATGTCTTCCATTCCTTCTATTGTTTTAAAGCCTCGGTCATCATATTTTTTACCAGTGGGGGCCGGTGCCGCACCTGCCTGTGCCTGTAAGGCATCATACTCCTTGCGACTCATACTGACTTCTGCTGTTTCTTTCTCTGCCATGTGTTTCTCCTATGTTATTCCCTGTGTTCTAGTTCTACTACTATTTATCAGTATAAACAATAAATAAGGACATGAGTATATTAAATGTTTTAGTTGAAGAACTCGGTCAAGATGATTTTAAATGTATGAACACAATCATTATGGAAAAACTAAAGCCAGCAGATTTACCATATACAAAAGAATATGGTGGTTGGCATTTTAACAATATTGAGACTTGGAAGAAATATCAGAATCAAACAGAACATTTTAAATTTATTAGTGTGAAGGATTTTAAAGAAGAAGATAATCAAAATCCTACAATATATTTAATAACAGTTCCTTACTTAGAAGATCACTTAAATGTTACATGGATAAGATATATTCCAGATGTAACACGCAAATTATTAATAGAAAAAAAGATACCAATAGTACTAAGCCAACCTCATGAGTATTTTTTAGGACATACCGTTCAACATGCGTATCATCATTTTAGGCCGTCTAAAGCAATGGCACATTTTAGTTCTGTATTGGATTCTAAAGGTTTAACTAAGAATGATATAATCATACATGGAATTTCTGGAACTATTAGTAAACCAGGATTTTTTGATGTGGGGACTCGCAAAGTATATGAAGCATATTGTTATGATTATTTTAAAAGCGGTAAAAGATTTTTAGATGATTATAGTGAGCAGAATTTATCCCATCCAACAATGGCAAGATACAAATTTTTAACAACACAAGATCATATTAATTTTGCAGATCAAAAAGACAAAATAAGTGTCTGCTTTAATAGACAACCTAGAGATATAAGATGTTTAGTTTTACTCTCTAATGCAGACCAGTTGGATACCTCTGTATTTACATTTTTAGCAGAAGAACCGTTGCATGTTCCTATGTGCGATACCGACATCAAAGAAAGATTAGAGATAAGTTTATTGGAGTTACCCAACAATGAATACACAAAGAAGTTGCGTTCAAACATACCTCTTGTAATTAAAAAACTTAATAGTTTAAAACTTGACGAGCGTCCAGGGGAAAGATTAGATCATATGAATTCTAATTATGTATTAAATCAAGAACGTAAACGTGCATGGTTTGAGATGGTCACAGAAACACATGAGTGGACTGCAAAAGACTATTCCTGTTTTATTATATCAGAAAAAACATTATGGCCTATTTTAAACAATATGCCTTTTTGTGTTCAAGGACATAGAGAAAATTATGAATTTTTGAAAAATTTAGGTTTTGATTTATTTGAAGAAACACTTTTAATGCAAGAAGCAACTAAAAGAGATTTAGTAAATGATGATTTAAATATGAGTTGTTTGTATGCTACTAATCAAATGTATGAACGTTTTAATGCTTATAATAAAAATGTTAAATACTTAATAGAACATAAAGACAGAATACAGAAGAATTTTAAATTACTTACAGAAACTAATTGGCACGAAAAAGAAAAGAATGATTTATTAAAAATATGTAAACATTCTAAAAATGAACACATATCAATTCTTGATTCTTTGGAAAATAAATTTAAGTTTTAAACTATCTTAATTCTGTTAATGATAGTTTCAAAACCATTATGAAATCTACCTTTACCTTGTGACTTAACAAATCCTTTAACATTAATAGTAGAGTCTACTTCTACTTTTTTATCATGAAAGAATTTAAGTATATGTTTGTTATCAACACTACATGTAATTATATAACTCATAGTCCTTGGTATGAATCTAACGAACTCTACTAGGGCAACAAATTCTTCTCTTTGGTGCAACGTGCCTAATTTATCACTAGTTCTAGACAAATTATTTTCTCTATCAGTCCAGCGGTCTTGTTCTATTTTATTTAAATAAACTTTTGGAAGGCTTGATGCTATACCTATTTGTGCTTTTTGTATAGACTCAGATGTAACTAATTTAAGAACATTGCGTTCAAAATCCGTTAGTTCTCGTTCTATTGCCTTAAAACTTAACCCTTTAAGATAATCAATTATTTCTACTGCCAAATCAGTATCTTTTTCAGAGATGGTTAGTTTATCTTCAGAGAAAAAATGAGAATATAATAAATCACTATTAGAAGACTTTCCTTCATACTTTTTATCAAAACGTACTTGGTCTTTCTTAACAAATCCTTTATTGAAGGCGTATGCAGAACAACTTGCAGATAATACTTCTAAAATTTTTAAATCCATTATAGTTACTCCTTAATTTAACTTATACAAAGTATAACATAAAAGCATATATTGTCAAGTGTTATCATCAAATATATTATTTAAAATACTGTCTGATTGTGTTGTAACAAAAGATTTAATTTTCTCTAAATCTAATACACATTCTATAACAGACACTTTAGCATTCTTAATATTAATTGCTTTTAATATATCTACAGGATACTGTATTTCTATAACATCAGGTAGCATTTCATTTGGTATGTCTATCATCTCATCATCTTCCATAGTAATAGAGAAATTGTAGACGAACTCTTTAGGTATACTATTCGGAAAGACTTCCGTAAGGATCATCTCAAGCGATTCACCTTGTTCTGTACGTTTACCTAAAAGGACAATTTTGGTGCCCTTATTAGACACGTTAGGAAGTCTTTTTAGGTCTACCCGGTCCCTTCTTAGGGGCAAGGTTTGGGTCCATAGAATATGCTTCTGCTCTTTTAGCCTCTGCATCTGCCATTAAGGCCTTAGCATCTTCTTCTAAAAGTCCTGCTTGAACTAATAAACCTTCTGCTTCTCCTTCTCCACCTGTTTGTACTGGTACTGGTCTCTCAAATGTTTCTGGAGCAACCTCAGTATTTAATGGTGGGTTAGAACCTGTTTCCATTTTATTAATTTCTGCATTTACTTCTGCTAAAGATATACTATCTGCAGGTGTTGGTGTAAGATTTACATTACCAACTGCAACTTTAATAAGTTTTTTACTAAAGTGTAAGTCATTAAGCATGTTTGAACCATCTGTAAATGTTCTTCTAGATAATACTTCTGATACATTATTAGATTCCTGAGCTTCTAGACTTTGAACTACGTTCATTAAGTCATCATGCTTCTGGTCTTCTAATGTTCCAGTTTCTACTATTAAACAATTATCAGGTTCATTAGGCACTTCTCTAAACACAACCACACAAGGCTTCTGCCCATGTGTACCGACGTGTTTCATTATATTAGCCATATTATCTCCTGTTATTCAGCAGGTGCTTCTGCTGGTGCTTCTGCTTCTGCAGGTGCTTCTCCGCCTTCTGCTTCTGCTTTTGCTTGTTGCTCTGCGGCAACATGATTTAAAAAGGAAGTTAGTTTGTCAAAAACTGCACCAACCTGTGTTAGTTCGTTTCCTCTAAATGCTCCTCTTTGTGTAGAAAGATCTACAATTTGTGCCAAAAGTTGAAGGTCCTGAAGACCAATACTTTCAGGTGTACCCGTAGGTGCGTCATTCTCAGTAGCCATTTCAGGTGCTTCTGTTTCCATATTTTGTGCTTCAGCCATTTTATCTCCTTTAAGTTTAATTGCTTTGCTTATTTACAGTTATTATTTAACAAGGGTGTTAATAATAATACAGTAAAAATGGTTATTTTTTAATAATATCCAGTCCTCTACTAGTACTGTAGAAACTAATAAAATTATCTTTGTCAATTGCTTGTTCAAAGTATACATCATACTTTACAGTACCATATATATTTTCTGCTTTATAATAACACAATCCTTCTGTTCCATACTCTAAATAGTCTACAACATCTGTGTAGGCCTCGTCTTTTTTCTTATCATCATGTAACTTTACTTTATTTCTTAACATAGAAATATATAAATCATTACCAGCAAGGCATACCCAATCGTTATCAGATAAAAGTTTTGTTTCTTTAATCACTTTTTCTATCGTAAGGTACAGTTATGCCAAAAGGTGCTTCTGGTGTTTTGTCACCATACCCTGATCCATGTACAATAAATAATGTATCACAGTAGTTTTCATCTCCCCAACTGCCCCAAGGATAACCATCTGTAAACATGATATGCTTTTCAGGAACAATACCTGCATCTTTCATATAATCAAATACACAATCAAACTCAGTACCACCGCCACCTTGTATGTCATAGTCTAAAAACTCTTCCATATTGTGTGGTGTAAATGTTTGAGGATTGTGTACTTCAGTATCAAAGCAGAATAAATGTATTCTAAAGTCTGTGTACTGATCCATTATGCCTTTAACTTCTGTTAAGAAGTCTCTTAGCATTTCATCATATATAGATCCTGATACATCCATTGATATAGCAACATCAATAGTTGTTTCTTTATCCATACCAGGTAAGTAGAATCCACTGTCTTGACCTTTACGGCTTGGTGTCTGGTATGTATAGTCGCTTCTAATAACAGATTGTATTTGCATAGCAATTAGTTGTCTCCAATCTAATTGTGGATTTAGCAAATCAGATAGCATTCTTTTAACACCACCTGGTAAGTTACCAGCACCAGCCGCCTTGGCAGATTGCATTACTGCATTCTGAAACTCTTGTTTAATTTTTTCTTTCTCTTCAGCAGTATATTGTTCAGGACCAGAGGCACCTTTGCCTTTACCTTTTCCATCATCATTACCTTCTGCACCATCACCAGATTGAGGATCATCTCCTTCTTCTCTGTCTAAGTGTACATCTAAAGTTTGGGTATATTTTATTTGACCGTTCTCTTCCATCTCATCAAATAACTCGTCATATATTTCCTCTGAAACTTTACCTCTGTATTTCCAGTCATAACATATTTCAACTAACTTAATTTGCTCGCCTACACGACCATCTATTAAGTCTGCATTAATAACATAGTCATTAGCAATGTTCCAAAGCATAGGGTTTCTGTCGCCCCTTCTATCTGCATCCATATGATCATATACACAATGTAGTACTTCATGTCCTACAAGGAATACAACTTCTTGGTCGCTAAGTGCGGCAACAAAGTTTCTATTAAAGTAAAAATATTTGCCATCAGTTGCGGCAGTAGGACACCAGTCAGTTGCATCTTTAAGTAGTAATCTTGTTGCAAGGTTACCAAAGAATGGTGCAGACATAAGCATTTCTATTCTTGCTTTAATAATTCTATCTATAACATCTTCTGATGTCATAGTAGTTTCTGGTATTTCTACTACTGGATTACTAGCAACATCTTTTGGATTAGTTGCTTTAGTCTTAGTATCTAATGTATCTATTGTCATATGTTACTCCTAACATTTATACTATATATTATAGCAAATTTTATGCACCTTGTCAACTATAAATTCCTTTATTTACGAAACCTTCTTCAACAACTTCTTCTGTATTATCACATCTAATATAGAACTCTGCTTCCATATCCCAATCTTCAAATACTTCTTTTTTAAGTGAATATGTATTATCGCCTGTGTTGTGAGGATACCAAGCGTCTTCGTATTCTCCCCAACCTTTAATGAATATTGTATATTTGTTTTGTGTCATGTATATATAATAACACAAAAGCACATATTGTCAACCTTTTTTCAGCCAAAAAAATACCCCCTAAAAGGAGGTATTTAATTTCTAAATTATTTAGAATGACTTTGAAACACCAAAAACAAAACTGTCTTCGTCTTTCATCATAGAGTCATCGTCAGCCATAAAACTAACAAAACTTAATGAGCCTTCTAATCCCATAGGTAAGTCAAACGATTTAGAAAGTGTTAGGTTGTCCCCTACATCTTCCCACATACCATAAGATACATCAACACCCATAATAGAATGTCCAAGTTCTAAATAGTCTGTGTAATCATCTTGACCCATATAGTATTCTACTGACACACCCATTACAGATTTGCTAATAAAGATTTCGCCACCGTCTAAGTCTGCGTCACCATTATAACCGTAATCAATATATCCTACAGTCCAGTCACCATTAGACCAACCACCATACAAATCAGTTTCTAAGTCTGATCCGTCTGCTAAGTCGATTTGTCCAATCCATGCACCAACCATAAAACCGCTTTCGCCAAACATGTGGTTATAATCTACCCATGCTGATTGACTGCCGTCAGTTTGTGATACACCTCTGAATAGGTAATCTGAATCTAGTCCTGCACTTAAACCTGCAAATGCTGGTACTGACATAAACGACAATACTGCAACTGCTAGATAATTTTTTAATAATTTATTCATTATTTGTCTCCATATTAAATGATTATTTATTTGGATATCTTTGGTGTGTGTTAAAAGATTGATACTATTATTTATCGTATTTTGGAGTACAAATTTAGTAGTATTTGTAGTAAAATCGCCCTTTTAGGTTATGTAAGTGTACAATTCTTCCCAATTTTTAACAACTTTACCGTCTACTTCCTCATTCATATTATGGCCATGTTCAATCAAAATACCTTTAAGTCCTTGTATTGTTCCTGCTTTTAAGTTTTCAGGTTTGTCTTCTATCCAGTAATTACCTGGATATTTGTGTCCATAGTCTGCAAGTATCTCATCTTTATCAGCACCTGTATCTAAACATACAACTTCTATAAAGGCGTCACCCATAAGTTTTTTTAAGTTTCTTACTCTTAATTCTTTTGCATAAGGATCTAAACTAAGACTAGTAAGTGCAATAAATTTATATCCATGTTTCTCATGCAGTAAATTAATGTACCATTGTGCATCTCTTAGGGGAGGTAAAAATCCTATTGCGGCACTTTCATTAAATTGTTTAACAAGTTTGTTCCCTTGTTCTCTGGTCATGCCATATCTTAGTCCAACATTATATTGGAATTGATATCCTTCTACAAGTTCATGTCCGTGATGTTGCATCCAAACATTAAATCCCTCTTCCCAATCTAATACTACGCCATCAATGTCTGTGAGTATAACTTTATCTTTTTTCATACCGTTCTCCTAGTTACAGCACTATTATACAAGGAAAACAGTACAAAGTCAACCTTTTTTGTTAAATAGTAGTATGGCAACTAAACAATATACGGTATTTCCAAACTATGTATTTGAAGACAAAATGGAGTTTTCAAAAGAAATAGTTGATAAATTATTATCCGATGTGGACACTCTTGTAA